TGCAGTATTTGGATGGGATAGAACATTACTCGAAGGTCAAACTAAAGAGTCAAGAGAATGGCGTGAACAAGTTGATCAATGGTGGGCAGATAAATTAAGAATGCCGCAATTGACACCGCGATTAATACTGCAATTATGGGGTACTGAAGTTGGTAGACGAAGTTTCCATGACGATATTTGGATTGCTAGTTTAGAAAACAAATTACGTAATGTAGGTACTGATGTAGTTATAAGCGATTGTAGATTTCCTAACGAGTTCGAAACTATTAAAAATTTAGGTGGTATTATAATTCGGGTAAAACGCGGTCCTGAACCAGAATGGTATCAATTTGTTAACGGCGCATTAACTGGTAATATAGATGACATACTAATGTTAAAACAATACGGAATTCATGAAAGTGAATGGGCATGGTACGGGTTAACAGTTGATCATGTACTTGAAAATAACGACACACTTGATTCGTTATACGCAAAAGTAATAGAAATAGTTAAGGTTTAATGCTATAAAATTACAATTTACTATAAATACAGTTAGAACTTGTATATATGGAGATTATAATTATGGCTCAACTTAGTTCACCAGGGGTAAGCGTATCGGTCACTGACGAAAGTGCATACACGACTGCACCCGCTGGTACAATACCTTTAATTTTTGTTGCCTCTGCTTCAAACAAATTAACCGATGCTGGAACAGGAATTGCTCCAGGAACATTAGCAGAAAACGATGGTAAAGTTTATTTACTTACCGGTCAAAAAGATTTATTAGATACATTTGGTACACCAGTTTTCAAAACAGATGCTAGCAACAACGCTATCCATGCTGGTGAACAAAATGAATATGGTTTACAAGCTGCATATAGTTTTTTAGGTGTAGCAAATCGTGCCTACGTTGCTCGTGCAAGCGTCGATTTAAACCAATTAACAGGAACTCCAGATATTCCAGAAGGCTTACCAGTTGATGGTGCATTTTGGTTAGATACTGTTAGTTCAAAATGGGGTGTCTTTGAATGGGATTCGGCTGCAGCTTCGGGCTCTACTAAATCACCAACTGGACAAACTTTTATTCACAAAATTCCAACCGTTATTACAGATCCTGCATTAGTTGACGCAGGCGCACCTAAAAATGGTGTAGGTGCTATAGGTTCATATGCAATTACAGCAGTAACAAGTCTTATTAAACTTTGGTATAAAAAACCACAAACTGATACCCTTCCAGGATGGGTTGAAGTAGGAAGTTCAGATTGGGTTAAAAGTCGCCCAGTAGTTAACGGTACAGTAACAGCTCCGACATTACACGCTACTGCTGGTACAGGTTATGTAATGGATTCTATTACAATTAACGGTACTGAAATTCATGGGTTTGGATCATTAAGCGCATTAGTAGACAAAATTAATGATGAAGGTCCTAACACTGTTTTTGCAGCAGCAATTGACGATAAACTTCAACTTTATACAAATTCATCTGCTATCAATGTTGATCTAACAGGTACATTATCTCAAACTGCAGCTGCAATAGGTCTTGTGTTATTGCCATCAGCAGTTTACAGATCACCTGCATTGCAAGTGTCAGCACATACATCAGTTCCTGCGTTTAAACGTAAAGATGAAGTTAATCTTAGCTCTGCATACGGTCGTCCGACTGGTTCAGTTTGGGTTAAAACAACTAAAATTAATCAAGGTATTGATTTAGTTGCTAGCACCTATAAATTATCTTCAAAAGCATGGTTACCGCAAACTATCAATGTATACCCAGATCATGCTAGTGCAATACAAGGTTTAGATTCAACAGGCGGTGGTTTAAATATTGTTGGTAACACAATTTACCTTAAAACTAATGTGTCTGAAGAAGCGTCTGATCAAGCAACGTTTAAATTCTATCGTCGTAGTGCAGTAACTGCTACACGTATTGAATCAGCTGAAATTAAAGCTACTGATTACGCCCCAGGTACTTATACATTTACGTTAACTGGTACTGTAAAAGGTTCTAGTGAACTTCCTGCTGCAAAAGCAGTAACTATTGCAGTTACAGGTACTTCACTTCAAAGCAGACTTGATGCAATTATTGCAGGTATTAACAATGCTAACGTAACTAACGTTCACGCAGTAGCAGTAGGTACTTCTAAAATTGCAATTACTCATGCATTAGGTGGTGAAATTAAATTTATACAACCTGCATCTGGTATTGTTACTAAATTATTCAGTACTACTAAAACTACAAATTTCTTCCTTGATCCTACAGATACCGGTGATAACACTAAATTTGTTGCTTCATTATGGACTGAATTTGCAACTGACGGAACTACATCATTTATTGCACCATCAGACGTTGAACCTACAAACGGTCCAGCAGACGGTCAATTATGGTTTAATTCGTCAATTGAAGAAGTTGATCTTATGGTAAATGATGGCGCTCGCTGGATTGCATTCCGTAACTATAATTGGGGCGGTACTTTAAACGTTGATGCTAATGGACCTTTCATTACACCAACTAAACCAAAAGTACAATCTGATAAAACTACAGCATTGCAAGAAGGCGACATCTGGATTGATACTTCAGATCTTGAAAACTATCCAAAAATTTACAGATACATCGATTTTGACAAACAATGGGAATTGCTTGACAAAACTAATCATACAACTGATGACGGCATTATCTTTGCTGACGCTAGATGGAGTACAAATGGTGATGCAGAACCTGCAACTATTGCTCAATTATTAGGCGGCCAAGTAGCAGCAGCTGGTGCAGATGCAACTGAAATTGCTGCAGTAGCAGCAGCTAATGAAGCAGCAAACTTTGTTGATTTTGACGCTCCGAATCCTGCATTATATCCAAAAGGTATGTTGCTTTGGAACTTACGTAGAAGTGGATTTAACGTTAAAAAATTCCATAAAGAGTATGTTAATCCATTACACCGTAACACACGTTACAATGATCAACTAATGACTTATGATGCAGACAACGGTTTGTATTATGTTAAATCTCGTTGGGTAACTGAGTCAGGAAACCAAAATGACGGTTCGGGTTCATTTGGACGTAAAGCACAACGTAAAGTAGTAGTTCAGTCATTACAAGCATTAGTTAACGGTAACCTACAAGTACGTGAAACAGAACAACGTGTATTTAACTTACTTGCAGCACCTGGATATTCTGAACTAGTTGGCGAATTAAAAATCTTAAACTATGATCGTGGTATTACAGCATTTGTATTAGCTGACTCTCCTGCTCGTTTAGCTGCTAACGCAACTGATATTAGTAACTGGGGTCATAATGCTAAATTAGCAACTGAAGATAACGATGATGGTTTAGTGGTTGCTGATCCTTATATTGCGTTTTTCTACCCATGGGGTATGGCAAGCGACAATAAAGGACTTAATGTAGTACTTCCTCCAACTCATATGATGTTGCGTACTATTGCATTAAATGATCAGATTAGTTATCCATGGTTTGCACCAGCTGGTACAAACAGAGGTGTAATTAATAATATTGATTCAACTGGTTATGTTACAAGTACTGGTAAATATCAAACTGTTAGTTTAAACACTGGATTACGTGATACGCTAGCTGAGATTAAAGTTAACCCAATTACTTATCTTGATGGACAAGGAATTGTTAACATGGGTCAATATACACGTTCATCAGTTTCATCATCTTTAGATCGTATCAACGTTGCACGTTTAGTAGTTTATTTACGTAGACAACTTGACAGAGCAACTAGAGCATATTTGTTTGAACCTAATGATGCAACTACACGTAAACAAGTTAAATCTGCAATTGAAGCAATGATGGTTGAGTTAATAGCTAAACGTGCAATAAATGATTACTTTGTTCAGTGTGACGGCCAAAATAATACACCAGCTAGAATTGATCGTAGTGAATTATGGATTGATATCGCTATTGAACCGATGAAGGCTGTAGAATTTATTTATATCCCATTGCGTTTGAAAAACACTGGTGAAATCAAAGGAATAGGATAAGGAGAATAAACATGGCAACTACTACTGGCATTGGGTCATTAAATAACTTTTCAGTACCGTTAGACGGTACACCATCTAATGTGGGCATGTTAATGCCCAAATTAAAATATCGTTTTAGAATAATTTTTCAAAACTTTGGTGTTGACACTGATCTTACTGAGTTAACAAAACAAATTGTTGAAGCAAATCGCCCAACTGTAAAATTTGCTGATCAAAAAATTGACGTGTACAACAGTACTATTCATTATGCAGGTAAAGTTAACTGGGATCCACTTTCAGTTAAAATACGTGATGATAATACTGGTGTTATTAATAAAATAATTGGACAGCAAAATCAGAAACAATTTGACTTTTTTGAACAAAGTTCAGCTGCTGCTGCAGGTGATTACAAATTTGACATGACTATTGAAATGTTAGATGGCGGAAACGCTGGTAATTTTACTGCAGGAGCTAACGTATTAGAAAGATGGACATGTTATGGTTGTTACTTAGTATCGACTACATATGGTCAATTACAATATTCAGACCAAGGTGCTGGTATGACAATTGACTTATCTATCCAAGCTGATAACTGTGTACAAGAAGACGAAACTATTAAAAATAAAGGCGGACTTGTACCAACTGAAGCGGCTAATCCAAGATCAACTAACACATTTGCATTTGAGCAGGCTCCTGCAGCTGCTGCAGGTGGTTAATCTTTTATTAACGTTAAAAAGCCCGTTTTATACGGGCTTTTTTTTGACTAAAACTTAAACTCTACACTTTATTAAAAAGATAAATATATGTATGTCATTTACACCTAATTCAGATTTAACACCAGATCAAACTACTTTACTTAGATGTCGGCAACACGCCGCTCGAATTTTTGTTGACGATCAATTCAGATTACTACCAAAAACTAAATTTTTATTCCATGTATCATTTGATATTAACTGGAGTACAGTTAATCCTAAATCAAATTTAAAAATAGATAATCTGCCTACTGATAAAATAAATCCATTTTTAGTAGAAGCACTAAAAGATGAAGTTAGCTTATTAGTAAAAGGAGTTGATATTCCGTCGTATACTGTACAAAATGAAGTATTAAATCAATATAACAGAAAGAAAGTAGTACAGTTTCAACATGCGCACGGTGATATTGGTTTAACATTTCACGATGATAACATGGGTCTTGTTAATCAAGTATGGCAATTATATTATAGATATTACTATGCTGATCCAACAACTGGATTTAAACCAGGTGCATATAATCGAAACGCAACATTATCAGCCGACGGCAATATAAATCCATATGCATATGGGTACACCGGACGTAAAAAACCATTTTTTAAATCAATTACCATTTTTCAAATGTCAAGAAAAGAGTTTGTTAGTTATCATATTATTAACCCGGTCATTACATCATGGTCTGGCGGAAAATTAGGTTATCACGAAACATCATCTCACAGCTTTGATATGAAATTTAAATACGAATCAGTAGTTTTTAATACTGGTTTTGTTAATCATATTAATGACGGATATAATGGAGAATTGATGGACAACTTTGGCATGTTGTCACCGTTATATGATTCAACACGGTCTCCATTACAAAATTCCGATTCTAATCGTGACGTTAATGCAGTTGTTAACAATTCACCGTCATTTGCAAGAGTACCTTGGGGATCTACTGATAGTAGCATGCCTAGTAATTTATTAACAGCTATTCAACAATCGGCAAAAGATCAATCCCCAGATAACGAAATTATTGCGCCATTACCGCCAAACAATGACGATTTACTATATCAAGACCTTCTTACTGTAACTCCGCCAATTGAAGGAATTTCTGATATGATGGTACCTGTTGGCACTAGTGCGGCAGAAACAACAGTTGCAGCCGAAGCAAATGTTGCAGACACGTCGTTAGATACTACGGTAGCAGCAAGTACTGCAGAACATACGGACATCTTATGAATACAAATCTACCACAAAAATCATCAGGCACTGCAGAAGTAAAACAATTTTTTGATAAGTTTTATGTTAATAAAGTTAACTTTCCATCTAACGATATTGATGCAACTATTGGGTTCTTTCAACGAAGAGGGTTTGATTTAGCAAGTGCAAGAACAGTATCAATTGTATTATTAAATCAAGCTAGAGCTGATAGCATACCGGTTTTTACTTTATTAGAAACACTTAAAACTGTTCCGACTATGCAACTATCTTCAGTTGTTGCTCAAATTTTAAATGCATATAGAGAAAAAACAAGTTTAATTGGTTATCGTGTAACTCCTGCAGATAGTGCATATGAAAAAAGAAATATATTAGTATGAGTAGTCGTAAGTTTGCAAAAGGCAAGTATAACATAGTTAATCCTGGCAAATATGTTGGGACTAAGATTCCGTATTACAGAAGTTCATGGGAATGGAACTTTATGAATATGTGCGACACTAATCCAGGAATTCAAAAATGGGCAAGTGAAGCTATTACTATTCCATATAGAGATCCGCTAACTAACCGAAATACTATTTATCTACCTGATTTTTTTATACAATACGTAGATAAAAACAATCACATACATAATGAAATAATTGAGATAAAACCTGCAAGTCAGCATATATTAGAACGCGTTGGTAAAAATAAATATAATCAAGCACAATTTATTAAAAATCAAGCTAAGTGGGCAGCAGCTAATGCATACTGCAAACAAAACGGTCTTGTTTTTAGAGTACTTAACGAAGACGATATTTTTCACAACGGTAACAAACAACGTAAATAGTGTTACTATATGAGGATATCTTATGACACGTAAATTAGAGGAACTCTTAAATTTACCAGAAAGTAAAACTATTATAAAAGAAGCAGAAGCACATTTACCTGTCCCTCCAGTGCCGTCTCCATTATTTAGAGACATGGCTGAATTTGATAAAATATCAGCAGCGTTACCGCAAGTAAAAGGTCTAGGTGATATTAGTGATTCTGAATTTGATGCGTTAGCACAACGCGCAACTGCAGCATACGATGACCTAATGGACTTAGGTATGAACGTCGAAGCTAGATATAGCGGACGTGTATTTGAGGTTGCTGCAAGTATGTTAAAGAATGCAATTGATGCTAAATCTGCTAAAATAGATAAAAAGCTCAAAATGATCGAACTACAGATTAAAAAACAAAAATTAGATAACGATGCACATCCAGAAGATACTGGCGTTAATATTCAAGGCGACGGGTTTATTGTAACTGATCGCAATAGTTTGATTGAAAAATTAAAGAATATGAAATAAATATAATATCAAGGATACATTATGAAATCATTTAAACAACATTTACTAGAATCAAAACAATCTTATGAATTTAAAGTTAAAATTGCTGGGGAACCTGCAGATGAACAACTTGATAAATTGAAAGGATCGTTAGATAGATTCGTAGTGGAATTATTCCAAAGAAGTACACGTACACCAATACAGGAAACACAAGTTGATTTTCCTGAACACCACAATATTAGTGTTACAACATATGATATTAAATTAAGTTACCCTGCAACAAGTTTCCAAGTAAGACAACTTGCTGCCGATGCATTAGGGTTAAGCGAATGCTGTATAAAAGTCCGTAACCTTAAAGAAGTAGAAGAACAAGAACTTAATCATAAGTATGATGAAAAGTCAGGTGAATCAATACTAGGTAACGATTATGATAAAGAAAATAATCAACACCTAGCAGGGCAATCGAATGTTATGTCATTGTTAAAAGAACTTAACAAATATAAACATCAAGGCGAACAATACAAAGGCGTTAACGATCAATTATTAGCAAAAAAAGCACCTACTGAAAAGGTAGCAAAAGTTACTTCTAAATATGATAAATCAATCGGAACTACTAGTGCAATAGGATCTAAACAAGTTACACTGCCAACTGCTAAATTAGGAAAATTTTAATGGATTTTAAAGACTTATTGCAAACAATGCAACATATTGACGAAGGAACTGATCCTTCATTTGACGAGTGCGGCAGTAACATGCCATCGGCTATTATTCAAGGTGGTCCACTACCTGAAGAATCATTAAACATGAATCTTACTATTAACAGTAAAGGTGCAGACGGTATTCGTGAACTAATTGACGTATTAAAAGGTATTGGTAATAACGATAGCCATACACCTACACGGCACGATGATGACGACAAATTATTAGGTAATGACGAAGCAGAAATTGTTATTGGCGATGATTACGAAAATGAAGTAGATGGCGACGCTGGTCCAAAAGTTTTTAATCTTGACACGTTATTGCATCAAGGTGATAAAAAAGGAAAAGAAGCACCTAAACAAGCAGGCGGCGGCAACCCATGGAATATCCGTAACGAATCAGTAGTTAATCATCTTGCATCTTTATATGAAGATGTTAAAGATAGAGTATCTAAATCAGAAAAACGTGATCAAAGCGATCAAGCTTATGCAGATTTTATTAAATCAGGCGGAGTTGTTAAACAACATGACCCTCAAAAAGAACCAGGCAAAAAACCTTACAGCCCTCCTAAACGTAAAAAACATAGTGATGACGAATTTAAACTTAGAAATGATGACGACTCGATTGCTAAAATTCCAAATGTAGGATTTCGCAAAGAACCACCAATTGTTAACCCTAAGAAAAAACAAATAACTCCAGATTGGGAAAATAAATTATCTCAATTAGCTGCAATTAAAGAGCAAAAAAAAAGATAAATGAAACTAACTTAGCTATAAAAAATGTCGCAGTAATTGTCGATCATGCAGTATGGGCTGTTTTCCGAGGTGGCATAGATGGTAGTCCAGAACTACAATTAGCTAAAGAAAAAGCCGAAAACGCCGGACACGACTATAAACTGTATAAAGAAAGCAAAGGGTACCGTGTAAAGGTATCATTTCAATACACTTCAAAACCTCCTAAAAAACAAAGGTTGGATTAACTCACAAAGCGGACAATATGTCCGCTTT